AGATGCAATCCATGGATGACCATCTACTTTAACGGTCATTATAGATTGGAATTTTTCTGTATTTTGTTCACTATATTCCATAGGTTCTTTTACAGATGCTACTGTAACACCTGGGATAGAACGGATGTCTGAGAAGATTTCTTTTTGAGGGCGTTTCTTAATATTGGTAATAAGCATACCTACCATTTTGAACTTATCTTGGTATTCCTCATTTAGTCGCTTGCTAAGCTCCTCTTTAACTAACGTACGTAAACTATCTAGTTTCATATGGTTATAAATATTGGCCTATCGAATAAGATTAACATTTCCACTTATAACTTGGTCATTGTCTGTTTCTTTAAAACCAAATTGGATTTTATATGTGTACAATCCTACAGGACAAGGTGTATTGTTATATGTTCCATCCCAATATTCTACATAGTTATACGATTCATAAATTAATTCCCCCCAACGATTATAAATTTCTAAATGAAAATCATATGGATCAAATCCATTTGTAAATACAGGTTGAAAAACATTATTATGTTCGTTCCCATCAGGTGTAAATGAATTAGGAACATAAAATAACAATTCAGGACAACGTGCTACTGTAATTGTAGTTTCTTGAATAGGTGAAGCACATCCATTTGAATAATGAATTACTGATAAAGGAAACATTCCTGGGGTTTCAAATGAAATAGAAATATCATCTTGTTGGTATGTTGTTCCCATAAATGTCCATTCATTATATCCAGGTAAGTTAGATAAAGCAGTAAATAAAGTTACAATAGAATCACCTTCACAAACTTGATAAAATGGATTATATGGAGAAATTGAATCAAGGGTTGGTTGAGGATTAACTATTACAGTTGTTGTTGTATCAAATGTACACCCACTTAAAGTATATTCATAATTAATAACGTTAGTTCCTACTGCGATTGATGGAAAAAATTCATTACCTATAACACCATTGCCACTAATAATTCCTCCAACAGGATTTACGTTTAAAGTAACAAATTCGTCGTATTCACAAAATGGTCCTATAGGATCAATTGTAGGTAAAACGTTTAAAATAAACAAATCTATAGTAACTGGAGTACCAATACATCCATTAGCTTCTGGAATAACCTGGATAGCTCCTGGAATGAATCCTCCAGGGAATGAGCTAAAGTCTACTGTTATAATATTGGTTCCTTGTCCTGAAGTAATAGGGGTAACACTACTCCAAAGGTAATTATAAGTAGGTTGGGAAGGAACACTATACATTTCATAGGAACTTAAATAACATATAGTATCTAATCCATTAATAGGTCCAGTTGATGGAATCGGTGGACCAGGTACAACTAATACAGTATCAGGTCCTAAACCAGTACCTCCATTACAAGCAGACCAACCAACATTACAAGTTGGATATGTTAAATGACAAGTATATTGAGTGGGTCCATTTGGAGTTACATTAAGAGTAGGACCGGTTCCTATTGGATTTGGATTACCTACTTGATACCAAGTTAAAGTAGGAGTAACTACTGGTCCTGATGGAGTCCATCTCCAAGTATCATTATTTGCGGTCCATACTGTAGAATTTCTTCCAGGAACGGTAATACCAATTGTACCAGCATTATTATGGATTCCTTGGGTTGCTGTTCCACCCTGCCAAGCACAAAATTGTTTTGATTGGATATAATTTTCAATGATATTAGAAGATTCATATATTACAATATGAAATGTACCTGTAGTAGCAGTACAGGCAAACATAGGCATATTAGTCCAACTAACTACAAGTTTTCTACACGGAGCAGTTCCTTGTACTTGGTATTTGATTTGACCTCCTACTCCAGGATGCCAATCTTGCCAAGGACCCATAATACAATTTTTAGGAACTAAAAAATTACCTGTTGGAATTGTTTGAGTTGTAAAAGTTACAGGTTGACCACCACTAAAAGAAATCCAGCCATTAGATCCTACCCAAAATTGTGTGTATGTAGTTCCAAAAAAACAAAAATTAAATCCAATATTAAATGGACCCTGTTGTGAATCATCAGTCATAAATAACTGAGTACCTGTATTGGTTGGGGCAACATACGGTATATTAGAAACACTATAATTTGTTGTTTGATTGGGATTTGTTCCTGTACCACATTGACTTAGATTTGCGGTTAAAGTAGTTGATCCTATACCACAAGGTAATACTTGATCAGGTCCTAAGGATGGGCAATATTGACTGTGTCCTATAAAAGCCAATAAAAGAAATACAATTAATTTTTTCATAGAGCAAATATATAAAAGAAAAATAAAAGCCCCAAATTTCTTTGGAGCTTTCGTATATTTTGTTGTTTTGTTCTTAGTAATTCAAGATACAGTAGTCAGGTTGTACAGTTACTTGGATGTTTACTGGTGTTCCATCATCATCCCAGTTATAATCACCAAAATTAACTTCTGTAATTACAGCTCCTTTGATTACCCATTCAGAAACGATATCACCTACAGGACCTAATACGTTGAATCGGATATCTTTCTTGTAGAAATCTGAGTAACCGTCACGGCCTGTTACTGATTCATGGCCTAAACGTACCCATTCCATTACTGCTTGTGCGCCACTTGGAGTAATTGATTCATACAATGTGAATTGAATTGTATTCCAAATGGTTTTTCCTTTTACATATCGTTGAATGTTGATATGGTTAAGGGCAACAGCCGTTTGTGTTAAAGATACTGCTCCTACTCCTTTTACCAAGTATGCAGGGATACCATCCATATAAAGGATAAAACGGTTGGTTTGTTTAGGTTCAAACGCTGTGAAAAATATTTCGTTTGGATTTAGAATTGGCATTTTGCTTCTATTTTAATTTATTATAAATATTCCGTTTTCTATTTTTTTATACAGGGAATTGAGCACCAGTTGGTTGTAAAATGAAATCCAATGAAATAAATTCAGCTGTACGAGTAGGTTGGATATAAATTTGACCTACTAATTGGTTTTGATCAATTACTGCTGGGCCATTATTGGAATCATCCATTACAACTCTAAAGGCATATAATCCTTGTTTTTGTTGGATTGTTTCTAAGTATGGGTTAACTCTTGACAAGAATGAATTTCTTGTTTGAATTGTGTTTTGTTCAAATACAATTGTGTCTGCAATTTGTTTGATATAAGATTTTAATTCAATCATCAAACGACGTACATTCACACGATCAAGAGCAGATTGTGCTTTTTGTAATGTTTTCTGACCATATACTACTACACCTTGTTGAGGTAATGTTGCAATGGGGTTAATATTATTGCTATATAACGCGTCACGATTACCTTGTGTCAATTTCAATTCAGCTTGAAGAACTGTGCTTAATCCACCGCGGTTAATACCTGCTGGTGCAAACCAAGGAGCTGATACTTTATCGTTAAATGCATATACACCCGGGATTACTGTTGAAGCTGGTACCCAAACATGTTTTCCTGTTGCCGGGTCAATGATGCGAACCCAAGGCCAATATGTTGCAGCATATGAAGTATCACGAGTTTGAGCTTGTGTTACTGCTTCTGGGAGTGAAGTACCATATACTCCTAAATCCATTACATACATGCTATCACCTCTTGCAATTGTGTTTGAAATGATGTTTGTAACTTGAGCGGTATGAGTATCGTTCAATAAACCAGGAGTAAATAATACATTAAATTGGTATGCTTCAGGATTACCAAGTAAAGTAATCATGTTATTGTAACTAGCACCAATTAATCCTTGAGTGTTTGCACCAATTTCATCATATAATTTAATAGAGCTACTTGCAACACCTACAGCTCCACTAAATGAACCACCAGCTGAGCCACTACCATTTGTTGGGATAGAAGCAGTGTAAGCACTTACTGCAACTCCGGTTGCATCAAAATAATTTGGGGTTGGATTAGTTACAGTTTTTACACGAATATATTTAGAGTTATTTGGATAACTTCCAGATATGTCCATTTGTTCTGTAGAATCGTTATATTGTAATTTTTGATCACCAATTACTTTAGCAATGTAACGATTTGAATTTGGGTCTAATGTTAAGTTATTCCATGCTTCTAATACAATTTTATTAGCAGTTGTATCATTACCACGTCTAACTAATAAATTAAATGTACCTGATCCAGTATTTGAATTTGTAATTTCCCAACGAACATTATCAACTGATCCAGAAATTAATGAACCTGAAGCTCCAGCAACTGAACTAGAGTTATTCATAATAGCTCCTTCAGAAATAGTTTCTAAAGAGAATGAAGATGAAGCTGTGTTCAGATAATTAGGGATTGTAGTACTTGTTGCTGATGAGTAAGAACCAGTAACTACACGAGCAACCAATAATGAAGTTCCTCCATAATTAAAATAATTGTAAGCAGCAATTGAAGTCAAGTAAGAATAAGAATTACCACCACTAATAAAAGTGTCTCCAAACATCGTTACGAAGTCTGAATAAGTTGTTACGAGTGTTGGTTTTTCAACCGGGCCTTTAACTGTAGGACCTATAATAGCAGCACCTGCTTGAACCGGTTGACCCGTCAAATAAGTGTTATCTATTTCGCTAATTGCTACTCCAGGAGAAGTTGTGAAATTTGACATTTTTATTTATTTTAGTTTTATTATAAATATCTAAAATTTCCTTAAAATATATTACTAAACAGGAAATGTTGCGCCTGTAGGTAATATATTAAAGTCAAGTATGATAAATTCAGCTGTTCTAGTAGGTTGTAAATAAATTTGACCCACCATTTGATTATTATCTACAACTGAAGGTGGATTATTTGATTCATCCATTACAACTCTAAATGCGGTTAAACCTTGTTGTTGTTGAACTGAGGCTAAATATGGATTGATAATCGAGACAAAATTGTTACGAGTTACTGTATCATTTTGTTCGAATACAAAAGTATCAGCTACTTGAGTGATATAATTTTTAAGTTCAATTAGTAAACGACGTACATTAATACGATCTAAAGAACTAGCTTTTTTCTGTAGTGTTTTTTGTCCAAACACAACTACACCGGTATTAGGAAAAGTAGCAATTGGGTTGATGTTTGCTTGGTATAATGTATCTCGATTTCCTTGAGTTAATACACGCTCAGCTTGAACCGCAGTTGTTAATACACCTCTATTTACACCGGCAGGAGCAAACCAAGGAGCTGAAACATTATCATTAAATGCATATACTCCCGGGACTACTACAGATGCAGGAACCCAAACTTGATTAGCAGTATTAGGATCAATAGTTTTAACCCAAGGCCAATAAGTAGCAGCATATGAAGTATCATATCCTGCAGTGTTTGATAATACTGAGTTGATTTGGGAATTATATTTTGAAGAATCAAATACTACCATCATGTCGCCTCTATTTTGGGCAGTAGTAATCATAGAAGTAATAGCTCCAGGAGCACCTCCAGCTATATCTGACATTAACCCAGGTGCAACTAAAAGATTATAATTAAATGCATCTTTGTTTGCTAATAATAGAATAGATTCAGTATATGCATTTGCAGGAATCCCTTGAATATTGTCCCCTGAAATAATTTGTTCGTAGTATTTATTGTCTCCTCCATAAAATAATTTTCCAGTAGCATTACCAAAAGAACCACTTGAATTAATAGGAATAGATCCAGTGTATTCAGGTTTAGCAACTCCAACATTATCAAAATAGTTTGGAGTAAGTTGGTTAACTTGTTTTACGCGAATATAAGATGAATTGTTAGTATAGCTTCCTGATAATTGAATATAATATTCACCGTTATCAACAGCTACATTTTCAACCTGGTTACCAATTATTTTTTCAATGTAATTTGGTGAATATGGGTCAAGTGATAATGGGCCCCAAGTTTCTACAATTGAAGGTGAAATACTAGTATCATTACCTTGGCGAACCAATAATGTAAAAGTACCTGAGCTAGTATTAGCATTAGTAATTTGCCATCTAAAATTATCTGCTGAACCACTTAATAAGGTATTATAGTTACCTGTAGGGCCTGTGCTGTTCATAATTTCTCCTTTTGAAATAGTTTCTAAAACAAAAGGATTAGTATTATAAGGAGCACCAGCACTATGTGCAGAAGCAGAAATGAATGAAGAAGTAGCAGGAGTAAATGATCCTGTTACAACACGTGTTACTAAAAGTGATATACCACCATTATTAAAGTAACTATAAGCAGCAATTGATGTGAAATAAGTATAAGTTTGGCTACCACTTAAAAAAGTAGAGCCAAACTTGTTTAAATAATCACTATAGGATGTTACTATTGTAGGAATACCTACTTTACCTTTAACTGTTGGACCTATGATAGCAGCACCTGCCTGTATAGGTTGTTGAGTTACAAATGATTGATCGTTTTCTATTGCTAATACACCAGGTGATACAATTGTTTCTGCCATTGCAAATAAATTATTTTATTATAAATATGGTGTATTTAGATCTAGATTACTCTGCAGGTGTAATCTCACCAGTTTCTGGGTCGATTGTGCATTTACCGTAGGTTTCAAATACCTTTTGGGTAAATTCTTTTTCTTTTTCTCCTAATTCTGCTAAAAATGTTTTAGCATTTTCATGACGTTTTTCTAGTTGGAGTTTAACTAATTCAATTTCACCTAACTCAACAACAAGTGCTTGAGTGTTTGTTTGAATTTCTTTTAACGTTGTTTTTTCTTCTTCTGTTAAGAACTTTTTTTCTGAAACTGTTGACATATTATATTGATTAAAAAATTACTAATTAATTTGAATTTACGATCCATCTTCCACCAAAAAAAGTAAAAGTTTTCATTGTGTACGCTGAATTTGGGAAAGTGTAAGAAGAAAGACCATTTATAAGGAATCCACCCAGAGGCTGAACAGTAAATGCTGCAGTAAGTTCAGTTCTTATCATTACTATTTGCATGTTTGTTACTGGAGATGCTGGGAGGTAAATAATTCCTCCTGGTGAAGATGGGGCAATAAATACTACATGATCGGTAACTAAAAGTGTTGGATCTAGTGCAGAATCTGTTTGGCGGGTATTTGGTCTATATCCACCTCCAATAGTTAAATTTTGTGTAAGAGCTACTGATCCAGTAACTTGGAATGTAGAACCAGAAGCAAATACTAAATTTGATCTTGAAGTATTGCTTGTTCCATTTCCTATGATAAATGCTGATTGGGCTGAGGAGGTAGCATTGTAACTACCTATTGCAGATTGATAAGTTCCTAATGTAATAGTCCCTAATCCAGCAGCATGAGAATAATTAGCAGATGCTGTAGTTAATGATCCTTCAGCATGTGAATAATTTCCAATAGTTAAAGTATTTTCTCCTTCAGTATGAGAATACAATCCACTAGCATAAGTATAATATCCTTCAGAGTGAGCTCCTGCTACTCTAGCAGTAGTAACACCTCCTTCAGCATGTGAATAATTACCTTGAGCAAATGTTTGAAACCCTTCGGCATGAGAAAAATTTCCAACAGTAGTACAAGTATCTCCTTCAGCATGCGATCCAGTACCTGCTGTTTGAGTTTGACTTCCTTCAGCATGAGAATATGGTGCATTTGTTACTGTTCGGTTTCCTTCAGCATGTGATAATTGTGCCGAGGCTGATGTTTGATAACCTTCAGCATGGGAACTAATACCAATAGATATAGTTTCTTGTCCTTCAGCATGTGAATTGTTTCCTATTGAGATTGTACCTTTTCCTTCAGCATGTGAATATATGCCAGGAGCAATAACAACATTTCCTTGTTGTAAACTACTTGAAGTATAAATAAATTGAAAATCAGCACTTGCACCAAAAGCACTAGCACTATTGAATTGAACATAATTATTAGATGGAGCGGGGTTATTTACACTACTACTAATAATAGTTTGGTTGATTGTACTTGTAGTAAAGTTGTTATTTACAACACTA